GAGAAATTTACTTTCCCCCATCTGTGCTTTAGCAGCATCTAATTCTTCTTGTGCTATCAGCTTTGTCTCTGATGACTTTGCTGTGTAAGCTAACCACTTTGGATCTCCCAAAGCATATTGGTATAGCTCATAAAATATATTAGACATTCCAGCTGGTGTTGAAATAAAATAACAAAAGCCTTCTCTATCAGATAATGCGGGTCTTATAATTTCGTGCCAAAGTATTGGGTTCATTTGGCTACACTCATCTATGCAAACTCCGTCTGCATATATTCCTCTAATTTTATCTGGATCCTCGCTTGATAGCAGAGTAATCCTTGCGCCATTTGGCAGATCGCATCTTAATTCTGTTTCGTTAAATGTAGTACCAGGAATACAACCAGCGTATTGCTTTAGATAATCCCAGCAAACCCTTTTAATCGAAACGAATGTTGGCCCGATCAGATAATACCTGGGGTTCTTCTTATCATTCGTTAGAGCTTTTCTAATTAAATGTAGAATAACCAAAATAGTTTTGCCAAATCTTCTATGGCAATTTAATACTGCGAACCGATGTTTATCCAAATCCTCATGCAGCTTCGCTTGTAATGGCCGAGGTGTATAAGGTATCTGGATGTGCATTAAAATATAATAGCAATTAAAATAATAACAACAGAAATAACAATAGCTGCTTTTATATTTCTACTCCAACTATTCCATTTTTTTATTATTTTTTCCATTCTTCCTCCTAGTGTAATGTGGGTAGATCAACCATATCTAATATTGAGTTGTACTCGATCCCACTATTCTTCATTAATTTTTTGACAAAAGTATTTGCGTGTTTTGGATTATCAAATCCGTTTAAATGGATAACCATGCCGTTTGTATCTTCAGCCAGGAATACCATTGCAGTTATCATTTTATTTTTAATTTCATTATCCATTATGCAGTTTTCTTATTTTTGTTAGCAAAATTTTTGGCAGCGGCTACTGAACTAAACCCCCACTTTTTTAGAGCAAGAGCTTTTCTAGTTGGGTTGCCTTTATCATCTTTCATGGGGCCACGCATTCCAGCGAACCTGGCAGCAAACGATACACGCCTCCCCCCAGTACCAGAGCTAACTGGAGCTTTTAAGTTAGATCCGTCTCTGTTGTTAAAAAACTTTCTGCCTCTTTCGCTTAATCCGCCAGTTTTATTTTGATGTATTTTTTTAACCATAATGTCTGTCTGTCTGTGTCTGTGTGCTGAACTCCCAAGTTACATATACTTAAAAATATGCGGCCCATTTGCGGGGATACCCCATCAAATGTTCTTGCATTGTTCTTGTTTTATATGCAGCAAACATGGGTCGTAGATCTATATCTTACCAACTATTAGCGTCAATCAACAATTCTATAATAAACCAGAGAGTAACCAGGGAGTTACCAGCCAATGTTCTTGTTTTGTTCGAACTCATACGCGCACCCGAGGATGCTGGCCGCCAGTATAGAAACACGGAAAAACCCTACAACTTGTTAACCAGGTAAGCTCGGTACAGATGTCGTTTGTACTTCCTCAACAATTTTTTTAGCTTCAACCATATCATTTGGATTTCCCCAACTCACAGTTATTGTCGTGTCTTGTTTAACGTCTTGTTGAATTTTATCGCCAAAAGTTTTAGCAGCAAGTTTACTCGCCAACCATCTAATGTGTGAATACTTCTCTCTTAAAAAATGTGTTTCTTGTGGTGTCTTTGGTACTTCCATATCTTCAGCAATCTTATCCAATAAAGTCCAAACGCCAGTTTGCCTTGCTTGCATAATCTTATCGTGTAGATCCTTGTTATCTCGACAATGCTTATAGACAGTTGAGACATCGGGAAGTTTTTTATCTTTGGTAATTTTGGATAAAGGTTCGCCAAGCTCTAAACGCTTGATGATTTCATTTGTTTGTTTTGTATCCATTGTAATAATTGTTCTTTTGTAAAATTCTTAAATTGTTTTAAATTTTTGTAAGCTATCAACTTACCTTCTATTGTTGTTGCACCAGTAGAAGCTCCACCATGAAAGCGACAACGATAATGGCCACTTTTCATTAAATACCCTTTTGCTCTACATTGCTTGCCAGATGTTCTTGCGATACTTTCGCATTGTATTTTTTTAAGTGGATGACCAGCCATAATATCTGAATACTTTTATATCCAACTGTACCTTTTCAATTACTAAATATTATCTATCTTGTCTATAAGAGTTTTATTTAACTTGCTTTCAAGAGTAAACACAGCTGCAACATACTTCTTCTTAATTGTTACACGATGACAACCAAACATCTTACCTAGAGCTACCCAGGAATATCTTTTAGATCTGGCCCAGAGTATCTTACGATCTTCAAGTTCAACCAGGGGTAACAACTCTGTTACTGTTAAATCCCAGCAATTAATCTGTTTGTTGTTTGCTCTTAATTTAAGTTTTTTTGAATTATAATAGCCATGATCCTTTGGATCATAAGTAAATTCAAGAATATCAAACATTGAAGCTGCTTTTGGTATTTTAGGTTTAGGCATAAAGCGTTCTGCCAAGCCAGCTTCATCCAGTATATCCATTATCTTTACACACCTTAACTTCAAGATGCCACCCTTTCGATGGCACTAAACTTTTTTATAGGTTCATCTTTCCATTTATGTTTAGCAATCTTAACGCCTTGCTTATTCCTATATTCAATATAATTTCCAAATTCAGCGCAGTACTCGTATTTCTCGCCTTTGTATTCTATTGTTGTTTTAGAATGATTAGCGACTGGGGGGGAGATAAATTTACCTCTATGATACTTATTAACATTCCTATTATAGTTATATAAGGATGGTTTTATTAATAAATGTCTCTGTGAGGTATCACTCCTATCAAATTGAGACTTCAACCGTTTTATGCGGTTTTTCTCCAGTTCTACTTGCTGCGATAATAAGTAAAGGTTTGTCGAAGATAAGCGTTTTACTGTTATCAATTTTAGTTTGGCAAGATGTTTAATGGATCTATTGATAGATGCTTTAGAAATACCCAGATCCCGCTTAATAGTTGCATATCGAGGATAACACTTTCCATCCTTACTACTCATAAATGACACCAGGCTAAAATAAACTAATCGATCAATCGGAGTTAATCTTTTATCCTTTAATATATTAAGATCGCCTACAAAGAAATAACTCAACTAGCCTCCTTCTTCACGCAATGTGGATTGTGTTGTTCTTGCAATAGTTCTAATACCTGGAACCAGCCATCTGGAAGCATAAGTGTTTCTTTACCTCGTTCTGGTGTTAGCTGCGTTACTCTTAAACTAATTACTTTACGAGCTTCGTTAGCTTCATAGAAAACCAGGAATGATGGTAAGCCAGCTAAATTAGCTAGAGCTTCAGTAGTTGTTGTTGCTTTAAAAGATTGGCCCCGATCAAAACAAGTCTCGGCCAAGTACAACGGAGTTTTACAAACCTTGCAAATCCCCACCGCATCCATATCAATCATGTAAACTTTATTCTCTCTGCACCACTCTGAATATGGATCGCCAACATTAAAATAGTTATTTTTAAGATCTCCCCTGGCCACTAAACTCCCCCATCTTTTCTAAAACCATTTAAGGGATCTTTAAATTTTTCGTTTTCTTCCTTTAATTTTTTAACTTCAATGCGCAGCTCGCCATTTAACTTTTGGTGGCCATCATTTATGATTTTAAGATTATCGTAGCTCTCCTGGAGACGATCTATATCTTTTTTTAAACCTTCAATCGTTTGCTTTTGATTATCAATATAATTTTGTTTTATTCTAACTTCATTCTCGTATGTTTTATCTTCATCCTTCATACACACTCCTTTTCTTCAAACTTGTCACCTAAATATTCTATTTTTAATACGTGATTAGATGGGTGGTTAAACTCACAACAGCCAGCAGCAAAGTGCATTGGAAATTTGTTTACATAAACCATATAAACTTTACAAAATTTTTCAAATTCTGGTGGCCAGTTCTCATTTGCTTGTGCATTAAAACTAAACAGAACTAAAAATAAAATTATGTATTTCATTTAAAAGTTATCTCCGTTACTTCTTGCACCCAGGCAGCGGGTATAGTGTTAGTGTTACCTACTGTGATTGATTGATCTTCGGGATCGATTGTGTAATCGGCAAAGATGGTAACTTTTGATTTTGTTTGGAGGAGTTTATAACCCACCGAATAAGCGACAGCGGGTTCAAGTTTGGCTGCTTTGTCGATTGACATCCAGCTGTTATCAGCAAGACAATCAAGCCACTTAACTTCAACCAACGGGTAATCATTTATATTTCCATGCAATTTCTGTTTCTTTTTATTCATAAAAACTTGACGGCTGTACCTTGCCATTTGTTTTTTGTTTAATGATTGCCATCCAACTTCGACCAGGGATCCTAGATCCTTTGCACCACCTAAAAGTAGTGGTTGCTGAAGAAACTCCAGTAATTCCAATTAAATCTGCTAGTTTTTTGTAGGATAAGCCTTTACTTATTCTAAATTTTTCTAATCCCATGCGTTGTCATTATGGAAATATAACCTTATTGGCAATAGTGTTTGCCATATATGTTGTGTTTATTCCTATATGTATCCACAAGCACCCCGAGTTGTAAAAATATGTATAAAGTTGGTAACAACGATTGACACAATATACTAATGATAATACGTTGCCGTTATGGTAAATAATGTTACAGACATAAATAACAATAAAAAAACCGAAATGAATTTTTTAAAAGAAAAAATGAACCAGGTTGGCGTAACTCAAAAAGAGTTAGCTAATAAATTAGATAGAAATGTTGTAACAATCAATCGTTGGTTTAATGAAGAAAGACAGATTACACCAGAGAACGCTATAAAAATTTCTAAAATATTAAAATGTGATCCAGCTGCAATATTGTTTCCAGCTAAAAAAATAAATAAAATAGAATTGCATTCATATACCGATGATAGTTTCATGGTTAAAGATTTAACACCAAAATATTATGTTGATGTAATTATACCAGATGGTTTTTACACTCCAGAAACCAAAGCAGTTAAGTTTTATAAAATCGGTAGTCAACATCATGGAGAAATATATTTGTTTGAAAGAATTAAAGTTGGTAAACATTATGAGGGTTTTCACGAAGATAGTATAAATAAAATTTGTTATTTAGAACCAATATCAAAAAAAGCAAAAGTTGGCTGCACGCCTATTATTGCACTTGTTAAAGTAAATGAAACAACATCTAATTACACATTAAATTTATTAAATCCTAAAACACAAGAACCATTAAATAAAATGTCTATTGGTATTGATCCAGATTTTATTAAAGTATCAGCTCCAAAAAAAATGTCTTTTTTTCCTAAATTTAATCTTAATACCTAATTATCCCCACTCTCCACAACCAGAGGTTAAACATATTTGGTAATAATGTTTGCCAATAAGACTATTTTTGTTCTAAAATCGTTCCAATAAAGTTTAGTTGATATGGATAATGATAATTTTTTAGACGATATAAAAGATCTACCAGAGTGGGTAGAGCTATATAAATTAAACCATTGGTCGCCATCGCAGCTAAACGCAGCAGATGATTTATGGAGTTATAAATATTTATATCTTACACAAGAACAACGTAGAGCTTTACCAATAAATTCTAAAATGTTTTCTGGTGTTTGTATTGGAGATCTAGCTCAATTAGTATTTGGTAATTTTTTATGGCAGCATGAAGTAGGTAAAGGATTAGTTAAAAAAGAGATCCCACCACAAAGAAAAGTTTTTGATAAAATTATTGATAAGTTTAATTTATATGAAGCAGTAGATGATAATGATGCAGCTCAACACGATGTTAATCGATTAGGTTTAGCCAAAGCATTCCAAACATTAAAAACTGGATTAAAAGAAATTAATTTAACTTCCCCTATTGAATGTGAAAGATCTGTGGCTTTAACTTTAGATGGCTGCATACTTCCAACGATAGGTAGAATAGATCTGGAAAATGAAAAAAATTTTGTAGAACTTAAAACTAAATGGCGTAAAAAAAATAGACCCAGAAAAGATGGTACATCTAATTATTCTTTACCCAAGATAGATGAAGGTTATTTAGGATTTGATGAACATTTAAGTCAAGTTGCTTTTTATTATTTTGCTTGTGAAGAAAAAAAGAAACCTCATTTGTTTGTAATGAATGAAGATAATTATAATATTTTTACACCAGAAAATTGCGATGATTTAAAACCAGAAAATTTAAAAAAACATCTTAATAGATTAACCATGGTAGCCAGGCGTAGAGAAAGAGTAATGGAAAATCACGCTGGCAAAACTACTTGGCATCAAGATATAGCTCCAGACTTTAACCACTTCTTTTGGAAGGGTATGGGAGAACACAGAGATATTGCAATGAAACTATGGGGGTTAGCATGAAAGAAATTAAACCAGATCCATTAGTTATGAATTTACAGCCATGGCTGCTGAACCGACATTTAGCGAAACCAAAAAAAAACTATTTGAAACATCGATTGCTCCTTGTGGGAATAGTTTTAGCTCTCTCTTTAGCGTTAGTTAGTTTCGTTAAATATAGCCAGAGTGATCGTGTAGCGATGCACGACAAAGGTTTTAATACAGCAGTATTCTTTTACCTTCATTCAAACTCTGGCTATGCGAAAGAGAATAAAAATGGGTAAAGTTATTAATTTAATTTCACTTGAAAGCTATCTTAAAAGATTAAAAACCAATGGTGGTATGTGGGAGTTTAATCCTGGCAAATGGATTATAAAACATTTGGAAGTAGAAGGATTGGCCCAACATTATAATATAGAAACAAATATAGAATTAGTACATTGTGATTTAGCAAAAGATGTAGCAGTTGTGAAAGCTGTTGCGTTACATAATACTAAAAAATTTACAACACTTGGAGAAGCCTCTCCTAAAAATAACCAGTTTGATTATCCAGTAGCGATTGCAGAAAAAAGAGCTGTTGATAGAGCTATATTAAAAGCATTAGGTATTCACGGCAACGTCTATTCAGATCAAGAAATGCCAAATGAGAAACAAAATAATAATGAAAATTCAGGAATAAAATTAGATCATGTAGATGTAATTTTAGAAAGAGTAAAAACTGTAACCCACCAAGCAAATTTAGAGCAGCTTAAAAGTCAAAATAAAAAATTTTTAACGCAGCTTAAAACACAAAATTTAACAAGGTACGAAGAAGTAAAAAATGCCTTCTTAAATAGAAAACAGCAATTAACCAAAGGATAAATATATATGGCTGATTTTAAGAAACCACAAGATCCAAACTGGGTGGCAACATTTAGTTTGAAACGTAACGCAGACAAAAACCCACAAGATCCATCTACCAGTAATAGACCAGATCTTGTTTTATCAGATAGTGATAAAATGAATGCTAAAACCAATAAACCTTATAGAAAAAATTTTACTATAGATGGTGTTTGGATGGAGGCATCTGCTTATATCCAGGAAGATAAATCTTTAA